CTATTCTATTGTTTGTTGAAGATATTATTACTCTCTGTCAAGTTGTTCATGTTTGTAGTGTCCTACCAGTTATAGTACCTGATGTTATATTGTCTGCGTTTATGGTTCATGCATATACATAACTAGAACTTATTTGAGTTGCTGTTATAGTGTTACTTGCTATCTCGTTTGCTGTTATCGTGTTTGCAGCTATATTGTCAGCAGTTATAAATACTCAGTTTCAAAGTGTTCAGAATGCTTGGAACTGTGCTTTTGCTTGGCTTGTAGAGTTTTTTGCAACACATACCATAATCTTACCTGTTCATACTGCATCCTGTGGAGTTGTAGTTTTCTTTAGTGTTGTAGTTCAGTCATAATATACATAAGTTACTGCACTTATATTTCAAGTGTTTCCAGAATTTATTGAAAGACTTGTTCAGTCTGCTAATTTTATAGTTCACTCTGTCCGAGCAACTGTATCAGAATCTGTTGCAGAAAACACTATGTCTGTACTCCGTCATACAAGGTCTGGTGTTGGTGGTGTTGGTTCAGGTAAATTAGTTATACTCGTATTAGCATCTATCATTGGTGTATTTATTCATGGTATATTAGAATTACTTGTAGCTCAAGCGTTATTGCTATCAGCCACATTCAATGGTACTTCTGCTATGTTTTCATAATCTACCACTTCCATTACCTTTTAATGTTTCAGTTAAAGACTAAATCTAGGTTGTAAAACTCTGGTGTTGTCGTTCAAGGTCATACTAACGCTATCTTGAATTGTATATACTGGAAACTACCACTACTAAACAATAAATCCTCTGTGAATAAATCTGATAATACTGTTGCACTCGTGAATGTTCAAAGATTAGTATATGCTCATCAATCTACACTATAACTTATAGTTAATGTCTCGTTAGCTAGTAATGCCTTAAATCCAACTAATGCCATTATTGTTTCCTTTATCTCGTATAGCGATCTGCCATAATAACCTCTTGTCGCCAACTCTCCTGATGTGTAATATGTTGTTGTACTCAACTTATCTATTCCATAAGTCACAGTGAATGGTGTCGCTAATTCTGTACTCTTCCATGATACATATAGGTCTACTCAATCACTATATATCGCACCTATTTCGTCTAATGCCAATCCTGCTGATGTTGAATAGTCTAAATTTAGTACCTCTGGATAGTTCTTATTCTTTGCTCAGAATGTATATACTCATCCAATCCCTCATATACATAATTTCTCGTTATGTACTGCTATTGAATTTATATTATCGTTAAATGTTGTTATATTCCTTATTGGATATATTTTATAGCCATCCAATATCCCTATTCATTTATTAGTTACCAAGTAATTATAGCCATTGAATATCTCTGATTGTCTTATATCAAATCATTTTAGCGGTATTGTTTGGTCTGGTTCTGTATTTGTTCAATCCCATAAATATATATTAGAATTTCATACACTAGGAGTAGTTACTACCCTTATACTTCATCATAAATCATTCAATTTCTTTGCTACTCAAACACTATCCATAGTAATCAAATCTGCCCATACATTTGTGCTATCAACAACACCTATTTTACCTCAATGTCCTACATATAAATCTCACATAGACGACAACATAGGATGGTATATTGCACTCGTTAATGCTTGCCGATTTATAACATCTTTCGCCGATATATTACTTGATAAGTCACCTATTGCCAATCTATGTAAATAATTGTGTGTTGTCCAATATATATATCAATTAAACTCTATTGCACTAAATATCTCTGTTGCTGGACTATCTGTCGTTATCTTAGCCCAAGTAGTCGTATCTTTCCGATATATACCTCAACTTGCACCAAATGCCATTATCTTGCCTGTGCTTGTCTTGAATATAGCATTTATCTTCTCTGTTATTACTGTTCAACTATCCTTTACTAATGCTTTGTTTAATGAAATCCCTTTTGCGTTATCTCTTATGTTTATATTCTTGGCACTATAAAAACTTCAATCTATCCCATTGAATATATCGTCAGACAATCAACCGATCGCTGTCCTAAAGATTGGAGCTAATAAGTTACTTTCAGCCATAAATACATATCTAAGGTAAAAACTTGTTGCTTTCTACTATTATCTCGCTTGGACTTAACTCGTAAGCGTTCTCTACATCCTGTCATCATTCATCTATCATTCTTGCTATACCCTCTTCATATTCTTGTTTCGCTAACGCTTTCTTATCAAATAGCTGTTTATCTGCGAAATTCCACATATTCAACCCACTAACCAATATATCGTGATACTCACTCGCTAGTTTTATATTAGCACTTGTTGTTGTTAGCTCTAAATCTAATGGTATATATTGACCATCCATAATGATCGCATTAGATATAACTGTAGGGATTGCTGGATATATGAATACGCTTCAATCTCTATCTATACAATATGGTGTTTCTTCGCTTCAATATATACTATCTATATCTACTGACTTGTTGTACATCTTACATGGTTTGTAGTCTCAATCAGAACTGTATTTTACACTTATATTTAATACTCTCTTTAATCCTGTCTTGCTTGCTGTTGGTTTCTGTATTTGATATTCGTTCTGTCATGCAACACTTGCTACACTATATGTCTGTCGTGTATATTTCTTATTCTTAGTAGCTAATCTAGAAAAAATCTCCTTATATACGATATTAAGGTCTGCTAACATCAAAGCATCACTCTTTTGTCCTGCTGATGTATTTGTCTGTATTCTACTCTTTGCTATTATTACTGATACATCCATAGTTAATAGTTTACAAATAAATTATTCCATAGAGCAAATCACTCTGCCCTATGTTTATAATTAATCTGGTGTAATATAATTATTTTAAGTATTTACTCTATATCAATGAGGCGTTAACTGTTTATTCATTGCCATATCTATATTCCATCAACGCTTAAGTCTACATTGTACTAAAGCATATTTTTTTTTATACTTCTTACATATATTGTTTAGTGTGTTAGTTTCTCAATTATATTCTATATAAACATTCTGTGAAGAATTGTTTCTTTGTATATCTCTTGTTGCTCGTCTACAATTTTCTTTACAATAGTTTCAGTTATTATCTATGCGATCTATTGATGTATAACTATTGTATTTGGTGTGTTCTATGTATGAACTATACATATCTTTTCTAAACTGTTCAAATGAATTCCATTCGCATTTAATTCATCTTCATCAATAATCTTTATACTGTTTATATTTTACATTATTACATCTCTTTCTAATATCAAACCGTAGATTATGAAACTTTGTACCAGTCATTCAATGTTTTACTCTTTTATCCATCTTTTTATAATTAGTCTATAAAAGCTATTTGGACTTGGGGGGAGACTAATTCCCCCCAATGATTACGGAGCAACCCGACCACTTATTTATATTGTATTCTAATCAGGCTGCCCTCAAGCATCTATTGTGCCATCATCATCTATCCAGTATTGTATCCATTTACCTGCTGCACCTCATACAGTACAGATAAATACTGCTACTCATGTGTTTGCTGCCATAGCCAAAGACTTAGCAACATCACATAAAGTTCAGTTAATATATTGTGTATTAGCTTGTGGCATGATTTCAAATCCATTAGCACCTACTTCTTTGATGTATAATACATTTCAAAGAACTGGTGTAGGTAGTTTAACAATATGTGCTACATTAGCTGATGTTACACTAGCAAATGTTGTTCATGCTGGGATAGCTACCGCTGTTTCACCTGCTGTTACTGCTACTGCTGAGCTTTGTACTCATCTTGTTGCTGTTACAGCACCAGTTAGAGTTGAAGTACCTGTTACTGTTAGATCTCATTTAACAGCTAAATCATCTTCAATAGTAGCATCATCACCAACAGTTAAGTCATCCGTAGCTGTTAGGTCTTCTGATATTATGGCGTCTGTTGTTAGATTATCTACATCGAGTTTATCTAATTCCATACCGTCCATATTACCAGCTCATCTATATACCATTTTTTTAGGTTATTAAATAAATAAGGAGGAGAAGTTTATCTCCCCCTTTATTTGTTAGACAGCTTTTACTCTTATTGCTACCATTCTTTGTGCTCCTTCTGTAAACGTCTTAAGACCATATCTAGTCCAAGTTGTTACATAATCTCCGATAACTCCGTTTGATGTACCTCTTTGTGTTTCAGATTGTACAGCTTTTTGGATTACCATATCAATACAACCCTTTTGTCCAAGTGGTGATAATCTTTGGTGTTCTCCAAATGAGTAAGCTGTTGCACTATCCACAGTTTCAGTGATAGATACAAATCCAGCAGTAGTAATACTGAATGAATGTGCGTCAATATATGTCGCAGTTACTAGATTTTGTTTTAGTTTAGCTCTTTCGTCTTGTGTTATGTCAATATAAGTTGTTCATGCTGTTCCTGCTGCGTTGATAGCTGCTACCATATTTTTGATAGAAGTATCTTCATCAGAACCTAGATCAACTGAACCTGCTCCAGATGGAGTAGCATTCCAAGTGAATTTCTGGCTTCCGATAGTAATAGCATCAGCTTCTGCTACATTCTTTGTAGAAGTGAACGTGATTGTGTGATGTACGTTGTTTGAAACATACACATCCAATCCTAACGCTCCAAGAGATGTCAAATAACCGTTTCTTAGAGTTGTATCAGCAAGATTAAATCCGCTACCAATCAATGTTTGTTCTCGTACTGAAGCATCCATAGGGTCTAATACTACGAAGAATGGAGTAGTTGTTTCCACTCTGTTTTGTACTAGTTTTGCTTTAGCGAAAGAAAGCATCTTAGCAGCTAATGATGTTGTGATAGTGATACCAGATGTGTTAGCTCCTGTTCATTCAATATCTAACTTTCCTACTGTATAGAAAGCGTTAGTTACTTGTCATAGGAATTTTCCATCCATTTCGTTTCTCAATGCGTATACTGCTTCTGGTGCGTATTCAGCATAGATGTCATAATTTGATTCTAATTTCTGAGTATCATCAATAAAGAAGTGTACAGCTCTTGTTTGGTCTACATCCAAGTATTCGTTTGCAGAACCTAAAGCTTGTGTAGTCATAGCTGTTTCAGCTGTATAAGATACAGAATACAGTCTAGTTTTTTTTGGTCTGTTAAATCTTGTTGCCCCTGTTACTTCAGAAAATCCGAATCTAGCTAGAGGTAAAGCTACCAACGACTTATTCAAATCCATTTGAATACGTCTATCTCGGATCTCTTTCTTAAAACTTGATAATGCGTTTGCCATTTTGTAAATAAATAGTAAATAAAAGCGTTAATACTATTTATCAGAATAGAACTTCTTAGTATTCCTTCAAGAAGGGAACAGTTTATCAAACTCTTCATCTGATAACGCATTTATCTCTTCTGGAGACATACTATTAGGGTCTTTCTGACCTTGTAAGTGAGCAGGTACACCGTTTAATGCAGTATTACCATTAAGCTGTGCTCTTCTAGCGTCATCTAATAACAATGCTGGGTCTTTGTCAGCTAACACAAATTTGAACGCTTGGCTTCTATCTATCCCTTTCGCTACTAACGCTTCAATATCTGTTTGATACTGGTTAGCATCTTTGTTCTCTGAATAGAATTTTACCACTCAAACACTTTCATCGACCATCTTCTTAATACTTTCTTGGTCTAATCATCTGTTTGGGTTGTTGTTCTCGTTTGCTTTAGTTTTCTTGAACATGCCTTTTCGTTTATCAGCTTTGGCTTCTGCCTGTTCTCTTGCCGCTCTTTCTTGTTCTACTAGAGCTTTGTAGTCTGTGGTGTCTTCACCACCTTCATCGTCACCTTCATCAGCTCCCGCAGGATTGATTGGGTTACCGTTTTCGTCTAATTCTGTCATTGTGTTGTTGGTTAGTAAGTTAAAGCGTTTACTACTCGCAAAGCGGCGTTAAGCATCATCCGCAGTAGCAATATATGAGGTTAATCATACCATTATTGCATTATACCTAAGTTCTTTGCTTCCTCTTCTATATATTTCTCTATCTGTTCCTTGTCCATTATCTCTCTGTTCGGGTTTATCTCTTTTAGGTCTTGGAACATCATCATGTCTCATTCAACAAATTTTAGTACCTCTTTTAATACATCTCACCAAGTATATTTCTGTTCGTTATCTATCCCTTGTTGTGTTATTATACTTGTGATTATCTTGTTCCTGTATTTTTTTATCATAGATTTGTACTTCTCGTAGTATTCAGTGTCTTTGAAATCCCTTGTCGGTGTCTTTGTTTCTGCCATTATTGTTACATATTAGGTTCTAAAACACTCTTTTTGCTTATTATATCTCATTGTCATTGTGATTGGCTTGCTTGTCACATCATTATGTTGGAAGCTGTGTTTGCCTGCTCATTCATCTGTTGTATTTGTTGTCATTGTCATTGTTCTATAAGGTATCTCTCTATTACTTGCAACAGTTTATGTTTAGCGTTTGTTTCTTCAGCTTTCTGTAGATATATCCATAATGTCTGATAATCGAAGTTTGGATCTTTGAATATTCACTTTGGTACTATATCATCGTTAATAAAGTATTCTACCCGTTGTTTGCTCTGTCTTTCGCTAGGTAGTAATCAGTATATCTGGTTGATTACGTTCTGTGGCATCCCGTTAAGTTTAGCCGCAAACCTTTTAGCTATCAACTTACTTATCTTTGGTACTTCTTGGTCGTTGATTATTATAGGCAACGTCATATTCCAATACGCTTTCTGCTTCTCATTCAACGCATCTACATCGGCTTTGCTTCATACTATTATAAACGGGTTATTCTTAGTATTGAAACTATCTTTTTTGATAGACATAGACTTCCACTCAAAATCTTGGTTCATCAATATAAACTTCTCGTCACTCTTAGAGAAATACTCTTGGTATGTTCTCCATCGTAGAAACCAGAAATCGTATTCACCTCGTAAGTATGTTGTCATATTCAAGCTAGCTAACATATTAGCGTTACCTTGTACTGATTGTTGCTCTGCTTTGGTCATAGTCTTATCAGGTACAATACCCATCTGCATTTGATCTTGTTTCGTGTCCAACACTCATTCTCTCTCCAACATGTTAGCCATAGTCATCACATCTTGTTTTATTTGGCTTGTTGGGATCTCTTGCATAACGTTACCTAGTTGCTCGTTAGGTTGCAATTTATCGTTAGTGAATATATATTGTGTTCAGCTTGTTGGCTTCAATATATCTTTAGGGTCGCTTATATATCTTGAATTTACTATAAACCTACCTCACATAGCTTCTAATCTAGCTTTGATAAGACTAGCGTTGATAAGCACTGTTTTAGCTTCCTCTTTGTCGTCTAATAAATCAGGAACACTAACTCACATTACCTTTCAGCGTTCAGGTTTATAGAAATAGAACGCAAACGGTCGTCAAATCAATGATGGGTCTTTCTTCTCCTCTTGTAATACTGGCTCGATAGCTTTCATTCTCAATATAATTTTCTTATCGGCATCTGTGGTTATTAGATACTTCTTACCTTGATATATTGTGAAGTGATGATATATTGTTACACTAGCGTTTAGTAATAAGTTCTCACATACATAATTTGTATTATCACTTATGCTTATAGCCTGTTTCATAAGCTCCACATCTTTATCTATCACACTTCTTGTAAACTCTATCAATTTACTCTTGTCATATTGTGGGTCGTTCTTTAGGTTAAATATACTATCAGTCATAGTAAACCCAAAGTATTTGTATTGGTTAGCGTTAAACTTACCTATCAATGTAGGTGTGGGATCAAATATAGCTGTCATCGGGTTGACAGAGTAGAATATCGGTGCTTTCTTAGTCAAATCAAATCAGTGTTTGTATTTTATACCTAAACCAAAAAAATATCTATCCCGTTGGGTTTGATAATCTAGTTGTTGATAGTCTTGTTCTTTCATATCGAACTTAGCCATATAGTTTAAGTTGTCTGCTTGTTCATTCTCTAGGAACTGATCTCTAGATATGAATTTTACTTGTGGCTCATCTATATAACTTCAAGCTATCAACGTGTCTATGGTATTTGATACCATATTTATATTTATAAGTCATGGTTGCTTGTTCTGTTTTATATGCTTTCTTAACCTTTCTAGTATCTGATTTCTTTTAGGTTGCATATAATCATCACCAATAGCAAACTCCTGTCTTATTTGATGTAGTAATTGTTCCATAGATATACGCGTTTATATCTAAATATATTGACCTTATTATACTCTTTTTTCTAACATTACAAGTAAAAGTTTATCATAGTAGGAAATTTCATACATCTATATTTTCTACTCTTGCTACAATTTTACTTGGTGTTGGTTCTTTAACCATCTGACAACATATAGCATCAGCAATAACAACATCATCAAAACAGTTCTCGTCTGCTTGTGATTTCCTATTCTTTATGATAAATGTATAACATTCATCTTGTAGTTCTTTATCCATTTCAATTAGTTTGTTCTTTATTAGCTCTTTGTGTTCATCTAACATTAGTGGTCTAGTCTTTAGGTTTGTTTCCCATCATCTCTTACCAGATTTATTACTATCATCGTCTTCGTTATCATTCTTTGGTATATAGATATTATCGTATCGTTTATAGTCTTTTGATGCATGTAAGAATGTATGTCAATGATTATTCCTTTCAGGTCATATAACTCACTCAATACCGTTCAGCCGTACATAATTAACTATCTTTGTCATATCTGCTGGGTCTATCTTTCATCTGTAAGTTGCTATAAGTTTTAGTTGTCTGTCTCTTATTCTCATTGTAGTATAATCTCAATGATCTAATCACTCAGAGAAATCTAATCAAAATATAGCTTCGTTTGTCTTTTTCTTGTTATACCAAATCAATCATTTGTGGTGTTCGTCCTCCTCTCACATAACTATTGGATAATCTTTGATTATGTGTAAATCATAGAACGGTCTTCAACTTGATATAAACGCATCTATCGGCTCACTAGGATATTCTTGTAGTGTTCAATCTTTATCGTTCCTATATTTCTCCTCATACCAATACATCTGGTTATCTGTAAGCTCGTATTTATCTTGTAAGTATTTTAGTTCTTCCATACATTTCCGTCATTCAGGACATTGCTTCTGATATTCTGGATCAATAAACCAAGGAAAAAACATCTCCTCAAATCTATCGTCTGTATCTCGGAACTCTTTGAACTCGTTCATACCGTTTGCTGTTGTCTCTATAGTTATATCAGCGTTCTCTGCTGATGGTATTGTAGCTCTTAACATATCCCTAAAATTATCTATGAACGCTCACTCAGATATATGACAGTCTGTAAGTGTTCATGATCTTGAGTCTAGTGTTATCTTTATAGTGCTATTTTTCTCAGGGAAATAATACTCGTTTGTATTGTCGTACTTTGGGATTGGTTTCTCCCATATTCTACCATCACTTAGTTTTATCTTATCAGGGATGTTCTCAAACGTGTATTTTACTTTTTTGAATATCTCTTGTAATTTCTCTCTGTTATGTGCTACTATATTTACGTTTGTGTTAGAATAAAATAACACCTTATCTAGCTTATCTATCAACTTATATGTAGTAAATCATATCTGTCTAGCTTTCAATAATTTCAACCATACCTTTTTACCTGCTTTCCTTAGTTCGTTCTCTTTATCAAATAATATCTTCTGTCATTTATTCAATTTGAAAACCACCTGCTGAGAGTTCTTATCAACAATCTTATACAGGTGGTTTAATCTTCGTTCTCTTGAAAGTATCTTTGGTTTATCTGCCATCTATTCTCAGAGTTCTGACTCAGATAAAATCTTTATTTCTCAACTATGTTCTGTAGCATTTCTTTCGCTATATATCTTATTCTGTCTATTCTTTAATCGCTTTAATGCATATTCCTTATCTTTCTCTATCAATCATTTTCTTACTGCATCTTTTGCTAGTATAAAGCAATATTCCTTAGCACTGTCTATTCTGTTAGTAAATTTTTTGTCTTTACCATAGTAATCATAAAATAAAGTCCTAGAGATTCAAGCATAGGCACAAGCTTCTGAATCGGTGAAATCACTCTTGAATCAGTCCTCTAATTTTTTTACAGTCTCTTCTATCATTTTAGTAGGTCATTTAGGTCAGGT